GGCACGTACGGTGGTGTGAGAGGTCGGAAAACGAAAGTAGGAAGAAAACTACTTCGTTTTCCTCCTACTCGATTTGTCTGCCGAGAAACCGTCGTTTTTTTGTCCTTCATTCTCCAATGTGCTCTTCGTAACTTTGTATTGCAACAAAAGCCAAATGTTTAACTAAAAACGACGACAAGATGAAAAAGATGATTTTAATGTTTGCACTGCTGATTTCTGCAGTGACCGTTTTCGCACAGGGAGCTGTAACCTCTGAACCTTCTACTGCCGGATTCGTAATCGACCTGGGCACGTTTACCGGAATCGTAGCACTTATTTCGGCTATCGTGACACAGATTCTGAAAGTCATTCCTGCCATTTCAGAAAGCAAACTCGCAAAAATCGGTGTGAGCGTGGCGGTAGGTATGGTGGTGTGCGTGCTGGCATGGGCGCTTCAGCTTACTCCTCTGCTCGAAGGATACCAATGGTGGGGAACGCTTATTTACGGACTGGCTGCCGGCCTTAGCGGATGCGGTTTCTACGATGTGGTAAAAGCTATTGCCGCTCTTTTTAAGGATAATACGGAAGAGATGGAATAACGGGGAGTCGGAAGGAGGCACGGAATGGACGCAGAAATGGTGACGGCCATAAGCGCAGCTGTAGTTTCCGTGGGCACCTTGATTTTTACTCAGTACAACAAAATGACGCAGAAGTATCGTGACCAGATGAACGATATGAAGTTGGAACGGTACAAGCAGGAAACCGAACGTCTTAGCTTCAAGCGAAGCGAGAATACGGCAAAGGTATTCGGTGAGCTGTGGAAGGTGCTCTACGAAACAAAGGCCGACAGGGTGTACATCGTACAGCCGCACCCGCTGGGTAACGCAGCCTTCCTTTCCATCTATTTCGAAGTGAAACGCAAGGGGGTGTCTGGCATGAAGGATAATGTGCAGCGGCTCCCCATGAGCGAAATGGCAGTATTCAGCAGAGGACTGGCCGAAAACCTTTTTCTCTGCTATACGGATATAGACTCTCAAGTGAAGGACAAGATGGCCAAATCCCTGTTTATAACCAATGGCTGTCGCGCCGTAGCCATAAAGAGGCTGAACAGCGCTTCCGACTGGGTAGGAAACATCTTCTGCGAGTTTACCGACGAAATGGAGGTAAGTGAGGAACAAACCCACAAGGTGCTGCACGATGCAGCGGTGAACATACAGTTCATTCTTCCGGAATACCGGGAGAATCCCTATAAATAGAGTTACAAACCAAAAACACAACACAAACAATGGACGAAATCAGTTTTAAGAAGGGAGCTGAAGGCTATGTGGCCGAATATACTTCCGAAGGACGTACAATGGTGCAGATTCAGGGTGTGAAAAGCGGAAGGCTTTCAATCTCCCGGTTTATTGACACCATGGAACCCGTCGCAATGGATACGGTGAATTTCACAAATTCAGTAATTGAAATCAATGTACCTGCCGGCATGAAGGTACGGCTTCTGAGCGATGTGGAGGTGAAAAAAGTCAAGGCATTGGTCATCAAGGATACCGCAGCAGCCGGTGGTGGCGGAGGAGGTGAAAGCTATGTGCTCCCGAAAGCCAGCGACTCTGCTTTGGGAGGAATCCAGACCGGATTTTCAGAAAGCGGAAAGAACTATGCTGTAAGAGTAGACGGAGCAGGTAAAGCGTATGTCACGGTAAACTGGACAGACACCACATATACCAATGCTACAACAGCAAAGCCCGGAATTGTAAAGCAGGGTGCCCATGTAACAGATGCTACAGGTTCGGAAGATGCACATACCGTACTGAACAAGCTGATTGACGAGCTTGAAAAGGCCGGGGTTCTGGCTTCTGCATAACCACAGTCACAACACACAAACTAAACTAGACACGACATGAGAATCTGGATTGATAACGGTCATGGTGCAGACACCAATGGGAAGCAGTCGCCCGACGGACGGTTGCGTGAATATGCCTATGCACGCGACATTGCACGCCGCGTGGTGGATGCGCTGAAGAAGAAAGGGCTCGACGCGCAGCTGCTCGTTCCGGAAGAGGAAGACATTTCGCTTCAGGAACGGTGCGCACGCGCCAACCGGGTGAAAGACAGCATCCTGGTATCCGTCCATTGTAACGCTGCCGGAAGCGGCACGCAGTGGATGACCGCACGCGGATGGGAGGCATGGACCAGCGTAGGTCAGACCAAGGCCGACAAACTGGCCGAATGTCTGTATCAGAGTGCGGAGCAGGTGCTGAAAGGCATGAAGCTTCGCAAGGACACCGCCGACGGCGACAGCGACAAGGAAAGCGGTTTCTATATTCTGAAGCACACTGTATGCCCGGCTGTGCTGACGGAAAACCTTTTCCAGGACAATCGCGAAGATGTGGACTTCCTTCTGTCGGATGAAGGCCGCCAGAAGATTGTCACGCTGCATGTGCAGGGAATCTGTAAATACCTGGGCGTATGAAACAGCTTCCGTGGATACTGGTAGGCTTGCTGTCGGTCGCGCTCCTCTTTTCGCTTTTCTTCCGTGGATGCGCGTCGCCGCAGTCTGGACAGGGTGATACCGTATGGCTTCCCGTCAGGGTAGATACGATACGCGACACGGCAGTTGCTCCTCCCGTGTCAGAGCGTCCCGCAGGAACAGACACCGCATGCCTTCCGGTATATCGTCCGCAGAAACCGTCCGGGTCAGCTTCCATTCCGGACAGCATAGCGGATACGGCTACGGTTGTTTCTGATTCGCTTTCTACAGGAACAGACAGCGTAGACGTGATTATTCCTCTCACAGAGAAGGAATACCGTACGGACGACTACCGGATAGTCATTTCAGGGTATCGCCCGCAACTGGTGTCGGCAGAGTTTTACCGACGCACACAGACGGGGGTGGTAAATGCACCGGCACCGAAAAAAAAGAGGTGGGGGATAGGACTGAGCGCCGGATACGGGATAGGGCTTTCAGGGAAGACAGAACCGTTTCTGGGCGTTACGCTTAATTACAACCTGCTGCAATGGTAGCGGCAGGTTGTTTCTTTAAACACAAGAGAAAAACACAGGGCAGACGTGCCCGATAAACAAAGAAACGATGAGTAAGAGTGAGATTTTTAACACCATCCTCCGCATGGTATCGGAGGAAACGGAAATACCGTCTGCACAGATCCTTTCCGGAAGGAAGGACACAGAAACGGTAGATGCACGCTATCTGCTGGTGCATTTCCTTTTTCAGAGCGGATTGAATCCGTCGTATATCGCTGCACGAATCGGAAAGACGGAGCGTGCCGTCAACCAGATTCATACCAATTTCGACCAGCGTTTCAGCACACAGAAAATATTCAGAATAAGTTGCGAAAGAATCAGGAAGAGGTTAGGAAATAACTCATTCCCAGAGTAATGCTTCGTCCGTACCTTTGTCATGTCGGGAAATAGTTCACGACACAACACAAACACAAAACAGTATGACAATCAAAGGTATGGATGGCCAGAGTTACAACGTAACCGGCCAGGGACAAGGTAATTTTAACACGGTGGGGGCTGCAGCCGGCATCGCATCATTTTTGGGTATCAACGGTGGTAACATCCTGGGTCGCAATGGCTGGGGATGGAACGCAGAAGGCGTATGCTCAGACAACATGCCCGTAAGCCGTTATGAGTTGAACATGGTGGAACAACTGAACGCAAAGGATTCAGAAATCGCTTTGTTGAAGGCTGACAAGTACACTGACCAGAAGATCGTGGAAGCCTATAAGGACTTGCAGGGTCAGATCAAGGAACTTTCAGTGGAAGTTCGCTCCAACAAGGACGCTCAGACCGCTGTCAACATGCAGCAGGCCGTTTACAACGGTACCAACACCGCTGCTCTGCAGTGTATGCAGAACAGCATCGCCGCTTTGCAGGCTATCACTAAGACATACATTCCGTCAAGCAACGTATGTCAGGATGGATGCTGCGGATGTCCGTCTGCTCAGTAATCAACTGCTGAAATCCGGGGGAGGGCATCGGCCTTCCCCTTTCCCTTATGATTTTCATACTCTACACAAACAACTCAAACACGCAGCACAATGACAAACGCACAGATTCTGACCGCTGTCATCCTGAAATGGGGTGAGCCGGTCATTCCGGTTATGATGGGCAATACGCTCAACGGTATTTCTGCCGGTATGCTTCCGGTGGAGAAGTTATTCAAGTCAATCGGACTCGCAGGCCCCGGATGGCAGATTTCCAATGAAATCAATTCGCTGGCATCTTTAGGAGGGACAAAAATGATCCGTCCGTTCCTCGAACGATTTGTGTCCCGCATTCCGGACGACATGATCCCGGAACTGGCTCACGGATACGTTGACTCTGCCATCCAGCAGGGAAAGCTTTCCATAATCGACGGATTTTTCACCTTCGACCGCAATGACCTGGTGGAACTGAAGAAATACCTGGACTGCAACCTTCCGTATCAGAAACCCGAGGAATATGTGGTAAAGGTTCCGCAGCAGCCCGCACAGCCGTCGCACCCACAACCGCAGCCTGCACCAAAGAATGAAACACGAGAAAAAGAAGAGAAATAAGTGCCGAATACAGGCGGCCTGGTGTCCTGTAAAAGATATATAACACAAACACAACACAACTATGATTCAGTCAATTACTTTGTCTGGAGTTCCGACAGCTACCGCTCAGCCACTGACGGTAAACATCACTAAGAAACTGCGTCAGGCTTATTGCGTGAACAACGGCGTTCAACCTACTGCTACCGTCGTATTCAGTGTAGCAAGCGTCACAAACAACAACACGCAGAACATTGCGCTTATCAACGCAGCTGTAACTCTGACCTACACTCCGAAAAACGGATGTGCAGCAAAGACTATTCAGTGGACCGAACAGTTTACAGTAACCTTCATCGGTGCGGCAAATACAGCCCCTACCAGTGTGGTAGCTACAGCTTTAGTTCCGCAGGTATTCTCTTACAATGAGAACGGTTGCGGTTGCTCTGCTTGCGGCGCACTGATTGCAGTCCCGGTCACGATTACTGCTACCTTTCCCGCTTAACGAAGTTCAGGCAGCCGCGTTTAGCGCTTTCAGTCTGGCATCTGCCGATGAACCCGTAAAAAAGCGAAGGAAAAGGAAAAATGTTTGAGTGGCTTCCCGTCCGCGAGGGCGGGAAGTTTTGAAGAAACTAATTTAAAACAAATAGACATGACAACCGAACAAATGATAGACAGATACAATTATCTGTACGCCTTGATGAAAGAAAGCAAGGATGTGAAAAATATGAAGATTTTCGGGGAAGCCGAAAAATACATGTTCCGCGAGTTGGCAAAGGTGCATCCGGAGATGGCAAGAAACTGGCTGGCGCACCTCGAAGCAACAGAGTGGAACAATTACCTGGATGAAAGTGAAGCCGTAAACATCGGTAAAACAATGATTAATGAAGACGGTGTTCAGGGATTCCACTGGAGTCACGACACATTTGTTTCTGCGGTGAAGCAGCTAGGAGGTATTCCTGAAGAAAAACCGTTCTACAATTCGTATGCGCTCTGTGTTACAGCAAACATGATTTACAGCGACATGGCTTACAGTATTGCAGAGGATATGGGCTTCAAGAAGCCATCGGAAGTACCGAATGAAAAGATGGCTCTTTCATGTTACAAAAAGGCCGTTTCCTATCTTAAGGACAAAGATATGAACTTTCAGGTGCGTCATTACTTCAAGAAGAGAATGTACGCACAGTCTCCTTCAATGTAACAGCCGCATAGAAGAAAAGCTGGACCTCCTTATCCGGATGGTAGCTCAACTTGACGGGATAAGAGGATTTGGCTCTAATGTGCTGGCAAATGTGGTGGGCGATATAATTATGAGAAAAAGATGATGTAGTTTGTCTTTCCACCCTATATGAATGAAAATGCAGCCGGGTTTTGTCGTTTCTTCCCCGGCTGCATTGTTTTTTAATTGTAAATATCAATGTTTATAAAGAAGATTTTCTTGACAATGTAATTTCATTGACATGGAATGTGAATATGTATTCTTTTACGTTCCCATCGTATTCAATTGGGAAAAGTATTCTAATTTCTTTTCCTATTTCCGGCTTTCCCATGTCTTCCAGTTCTTGCGGGCAGTTATAGTAGTTTACAATAAAACTTTTTCTAGGATATGGAACAGCAATATCAGATAAACTACTTCCTTTTGATATAACGGAAGAAGGTATTTCAAGATTCGCATGGATTACTCTTGTCTCACCGCTTACTACTCTTCTGGAATTATTTGAAACATCTGTAAAAGACATATTATTCCACAAAATTTTGAGAGATCTATTAGTTTTGTTTAGAATATTAAAAGACAAAGAACTTTGTAATATTTCCCAGTTAATTTTTATGTATTCATCTTCATATTCGTTATTATTGTTTTTGGATACGGATTTTTTTTCACCGTTAAGTTCAACGGACTTTAGGGAAAAGTTGAATGTTGTATAATATCTGAATACAACTTTACGGTACATTTCCGCACTACACAATTTACCTTTATAAAAAAGAAAATCTGGAGCTTTGTCAATAAGATTCGGATAATACCATCTTACAATATTTTCTCCTTTCTGTTGAATCTTAGGCTGTATTCCGATGATGAATCCTACTTCAGATTCATTCATACCCTCTTTTAGTATTCCGTTTGCAATATCATCAAGATATTCTTCCCGTAGATTTGTAAATAATGGGATAAGAATTCTTCTATCAGAAAGGACAGAATTATGTATAATCCCATTTTCCCCTTTGTATCTGACAATTGAATGATAAACATCAGATGTGTCTACGCTTATAATTTCTACTTCTTTCCCTTTTTTGATCATGCTATAGTCTAATGATTCCAAAGGCTTTGACAAATCTTGTCCCTCTTTAAAAAAATAAGCCTTATATACACCTATTTGGGATTTTATCTGTGAATGCGCCGAAATAAAACAACATAGGAATAATAAAAATAGAATTTGTCTTATCATAAATCAGAATATAGTATTTCTGTAAATAAATTATTTAACCTGAATAATTCATAGTCTCCACAAAAAAGAGAACGCCCTTCTTGTATATTTGCAAGAAAAGCATTAACTTTAAGGTGTTAAAAAT